GCCGAAGCCGTCGAAACAATTTTCGCTGACATCATGCCGGTCACCCACGCCGCGTTCATTGAGAACGGCAGGGTTGCGCCTTGATCAAACAAGAACAAGATGACTTCACCGCCCTCACACGGGTCGAATGGATGAAAGCACGCGGATACAGCGAAGAGCAAATATCCGAATATCGCCAACGTCAAGAGAAAAAGCGGATGGCTGAGAAGTGACCGGGATCATCTCGCCAGAAGTAGACGGTTTCCTTTCACGTCTAAACGGTGTAAAAAAGAACGGGCAGAACTGGTCTGCGCGATGCCCCTGCCGATACGACGACGACAACCCGTCGCTGTCCATCGGTCAAGGCAACGACGGACGGGTTCTTGTCACCTGTCACCGTGGATCCGGATGTTCGCTAGACGAAATCTGCACGGCTGTCGGATTGAACGTGTCCGACCTGATGCCACCGAAAGATGAGAAAGAGATCCAGCGACGCAAAGCAGAATGGAAAGCGTCGCAAGCATCGAAGCCGAAAAAGGAACCACAAGTGTCTACACCAAAAAAGAAATCGAAACTGGATCTTGTCGACACCTACGACTACACCGATGTTGACGGCAACCTGCTTTTCCAGAAACTTCGGTTCGTAGACGAGAACGGCAAAAAGACGTTCCGTCAGCGTCGACCGGTCGGAGATGGCTGGGAATACAACCTTGACGGCGTAGATCAAGTTCTCTACAACCTGATCGAAGTCGCTGACGCCGTTGAACGTGGCGAAACCGTTGTCGTTGTTGAAGGCGAAAAAGACGTAGAAACCCTCAGGGCGCTCGGCAAGACTGCCACCACAATGCCCGGAGGGGCCGGTAAATGGCGTCCTGAGCACACAGAAACCCTTGCCGGTGCCACAGTCGTAGTCATTTCCGACAACGACGAAGTGGGCAAACAGCACGCGATCCAAGTGCGTGACGAACTCGCAGAAACCGGCGCGAACGTCAAACTGCTCATCCCCGACGGCGTAAAAGACGTAACAGATCTCATCGAAGCAGGCGGAACCATCAAAGAACTCCGCCCCTACGACCCGGATCTAGACGTACCGGAACCCGACGATCCGTTCCAACCGGCCCTCACCAAAATCGAAAAGATTTTCGAACGAGACGACATCTCCATCTCATCGAAAATCACTCGGGCCAACATGATCCTCAGCGAACTCGGCCCAGAAACACAAGCGAAACCCACAGGACGGCTCGTCAAATGGTCCGAATTCGTAGAAGAAGACATAGACGAATCCTACGACTGGGTTATTCCTGACCTGTTGGAACGCGGCGAACGAGTAATGGTTGTCGCAGCAGAGGGCGTCGGCAAGACCATGCTTGGCCGACAGGTCGCGCTTCTCACCGCCTCCGGCATCCACCCGTTCACTTTCGAACAGATGAAGCCGATCAAAACGTTGATGGTCGATCTAGAAAACCCTCAACGAATCATCCGACGCACCTCATCCGACATTCAACGGAAAGCAGTGCATTACGGTTACACGCAAGACCCACAGGCGCACCTGCTGATCAAACCGGACGGTTTGGACCTCCTGAAGTCACAGGATCGCACCTACCTAGAAGAAGCCATCGAAGAAATACGTCCTGACCTGCTACTTCTCGGCCCTGTCTACAAGTCGTTCGTGGATCCGGGCGGTCGCACCAGCGAAGCCATCGCCATCGAAGTCGCAAAATACTTTGACTCGCTACGCGAATGGTTCCAATGCGCCATGTGGTTTGAACACCACGCCCCACTGGGAAGTACAATGTCTACACGGGATTTGCGTCCATTCGGTTCCGCCGTCTGGTCACGCTGGCCGGAATTCGGCCTATCCCTCACCCCAGACCCCACAGCCCACGAAGGATACGTTTACGACGTAAACCACTTCCGAGGGGCCCGAGATCAACGCAAATTCCCGTTGAAAATGACACGAGGACGCACCTTCCCATTCGAAGTGCTTGAATTCGCGAAGGTGGACTGATGGAAGTCTCGTTAGAACCTTGGGAATATGACTGGGCGATGAACGTCGCAGCACGACGCATTAGCGCCAACTGGGGAAAACATGACGCCAAGCATTACGACCGATCCAGAATGGAAGATGATCGTACCGCATCGGCAGCAGCCTGTGTTTGCGAACTGGCAGTCGCAAAAGCAACCAACCGGTACTGGTCAGGACACGTCTGGCATAAAACAGAACACAATAAATATCGCGAATTTCCTGATGTTGGCACCAACATCGAAGTTCGCCGTGTCAGGACACGAGACACTGCCGCAGTGCGACGCCACCAACTCGGGAAAGGACTCGTCTTGTTTGTTGCGCGACCGGAAATGCCAGAAATGTCATCAGTTACAATATTAGGATGGCTTGAATACGATCAGGCATGGGAACTTGGCGCACCATCTAACTACGATCCAGAAAACACTAGAGTAATTGACGCCAAATTACTCAAGGAGTTGCAATGAGCGGTCAGAAAAATTTAACCAAAGAGTTTCTGGCTGAAAGAGATGTACGCATCTTCAAAATGCGACAAGCCGGAGTAGCACCCGCAGAAATCGGACGCCGCTTCAGCATCTCCACCGCAGCCGTCAACTCAGCAATCCGACGGCAACTAGAAAAACTCAACCGAGAAGCACTCATGGCATACCCAGAAGTGCTCCGAATGGAACTAGAACGCCTAGACGCACTCCAACAATCCATCTGGCCCCTCACCCAACACCGGCGCGTCACCCTAGACGACGGCACCGAAGTCACCGTCGAACCAGACCTCAAAGCCATCCAACAAGTCCTCGGCATCATGGATCGCCGCTCACGACTCCTCGGCATGGAACAAACCAACGTCAACCTCCAAGTCGAACAAGTCCAACCACAACGAGCCGTCCTCGCCGACGCCATCAACAACCAAGCCGCAGCACACGACGCCTTCGACCCAGAAAAAGAAGCACGCCAACTCCTAGAACTCATGGGAAACGCCGGAGTGCTCCCACAATCCACGGTGAACGAACTACTCGGCCACCAGCCACAGAAAGAACTAGAATCAGCACATGCCGATCAGCCGGAAACAAATGTCATCGAAGCAGAACTCATCCACCCCGGAGGAGACGACACCCACATTTACGGGGCCTGACATGAACGAACCCGTCGACAACATTGAAGCCGCAATGAACAAAGTGGCCGAAACAATCGAACCCACCATCGGCCCATCAACCGGCAGCGAAGAAGGCGAAACCGCCTCCAAACAAGTACTGATCCGGGCAACCGAACGAGACCACGAACGATGGAAGCGTGCCGCCGAAAAAGAAGGCATCAGCATGTCCGAATTCATCCGGAACTGCTGCAACACCGCCGCAGGCGACATCCTAGAATGCCAACATCCTGTTGAGATGCGGAAAACCTATCCGTGGTCCGAACGGTGCATGTCCTGCGGTGTACGCATCCGCTGATATGAGAGACTAGACGGATGGCACGCCGTCTCAGAATTGAACCGTACGACAACGACGCGATCGACGCCGACAACGACGGCATCGTACAAGAAGGCACCGCGTTCGAACGACCCGCAGGCACACGACTCGTAGATGCTGTCGGCAACATCATCCAAAACGGGATCACCGCCACACAACGCGCCCAAGGACTCCGTGTCGTAGATCGTGACGGCAACACCGTCCCCTACACCCCCACCTACGGGCTTGCAGACGCCGCAACCCCCACAGAAACAATCAGTGGTGCCCGCTCTACGTTAGGGGCAACACTCGGGCAACGTTACGGCACCCTTGGAGATCGCAGCCCGACCCTCGGCGCACGCCTCGGCACACTCGGCGAACGCACAACCCCGAAACGGCCCGACGTAACCGTCAACACCCCCAACATCCCAAACACCCCCGACACAACACCAGACGCCGCACCCGGAACCCCAGAAGCAATCCGCCAAAAAAACGAGCGGGTCATCAACCAAATCGAACAATCCGGCGGAACATTCAACTTCCGATCACTCAGCCACACAGAACGCGCAAACTTCCTAGAAGCACAAAAAGCGAAACAAAACCATTCGTTCTACGCAGAAGAAGCAACCGGAAGAGATCGCATCGCTCAACGACGCACCCAACTCACCGGCGACATCGACAGCCAAATCAGCATCCTAGAAGACACCCTCACACGAGGAACACTCGGCGCAGACGACCAAAAACGTCAACAAGACAGAATCAGCCAACTCAAACGGCAAAAAGAATTCATCGAACAACACACCGACGAAGAAATCGCCCAACAAATCGCCGACATGGTACGCGAAGCCCTAGAAGACGACGAAACCCGCATCGCCGTACAAATCCCGTCAGGACCACGATTCGAATCCTTCCTCACCGACGGCTACA